TTGGCAACATTGGCTTCTGGTAATGTGGTATAACCAATAGCATCCAGCGATGCTTGAACAGGCACCATGTCTGCGCTTACGCTGGGTTCAATTAAACTTAACACAGCAGCATCCAATTGAATGCTTTCTGATGATTTAATTGAAACTAATGGACCTGTTAAATTATCACCTTCGGTGCCTGAGCCACCACCATCAAACACCACATATGTTGTAGCAGTAGCATTACTAAATTCCACATTGGCTCGTGGTCCAAATCCCACATTATATGTGATTGGTGTGCCATTGCTGTAATTATATACACCACCCAATTGTGCAGTTGCATCTAGTCTATAATAACCTTGATATAGATCCTGTGTGGTCCAAAACACTGGATCAACCACATCCACATAGGTATTGCCTGGTGTTAGATCTAGACCTATAGCACCAATATCTTCTAACTGTGTGCCAGGACCATATATGGCTTGATCCTTTTGGAAAATTCTATTTTGAACATTAATTGGTATGCCTGCAGGATAGGTATTAGCAGGTGAAGTAAGACCTGTTTGACTGTCCATCCATTGCAGAGATATTGTAACATTGTTGTTGGCTAATCCGCGCGATACTAAACCAGTTAGCGGCACACCTATAACATTGAATGTGTTTGAAGGATAAAAACTATTGGCAACTGGTGCAGGAATATATTCTGTAACCACATTGTTGCCGCGGTCAATATTGCCTGTGGCAGTATCATACATGTTTACAATTAATGTATCATAGGTCATTAAGTTAGCAGCACCTACACTAAATGCAGCAAATGGTGTGGTATTTGAGAATGAAACACCATAGGTTGAAATAATGTTAGCAATAGTATCTGTGGTTGTAAAACTGCCATTAGAATTGTATTGGCGTGCAGGATCATTCATATTATCTGCAACCCATATGAAACCGCGTGTGGGATTTACCGCAGTATTATAGATCCAGAAGCCATTGATATTGGTATTGCCTTTGGGTGCGCTGCTGCCAGCAACATCATGATCATACACACTTGCATTATATTCTAACAGAGTTAGATCATTATACAACATACCATCTGCATCTTCTGATTCAACTGTTCTCATTACACGGAATAATTTTTCATTAAAGTCATAGGTATCATTGTTTAATTTAATCACATCACCCACATCAATGGGTAGTGTTGTGTAATCACCTTTGGCTGTTACTACAATATTGTAACGACTTTGACGCAGATCAATATTGGCTAGGTTAGTTGCTCGTGCTCTATCATTAAGCATGTCATAACGCACATTGATCTTGTTGTCTGGTTCATTTGGTGCTCTTAGGCCTGCATCAATTTCTAAAAATACTGTATCTGTTTGATCCTTTTGCACATAACTGGCAAATTCAACTTCATATTGATTATAAAGACTGAATAGGTCTGCGCTGGTTACTGTGATTGTGCCTACTAGATTATCATCACTGAGCACAAAGGCATTGGCTAGGCTAGCATTGCTTTCTGCTTGATTGACCACAATGCTGAATGCACCTGTTTTGTTATTATAGGTTAAAAATGCGCCACTGCTTTGTAGAATTTTGTTTACATTGGTTTTAATGCTGTCATGCGTGCTGAGCGCACCATCAATCAAATAACGACGATGTGTAGTAGTAACATTTGCACTGGTTACATAATCCACATTAGCCAAACTATAATTACTCCAATTATTCCAACTAGCAACATCTAACCAATTGTTAGTGCTAGTGCCAATGAATACTGTGTTACCACTCCAATATGCAGGGAACATAACATTGCCCATGCCATAGCGATCACTGTTTAGATAATCAAGAAATACACCTGCAGGATTAGTTAGATTATTGTATATCCCAAATGTAATTGCATCTAGGCCAGTGAATCCATTGTCTGGATCATAATCAATTTCTACAATAGCAAACACCAAACCACTCATTGTATTTGCGCTAGTCCAATTTAAAAATTGACCTGTGCCACTACCATAAGCATTTACTTTGTTATTGGTTGGAAAGATTTGATTGGTGCTGCTGCTGCCGCCTGCGTAAACACGCACACGCATTCTACCATTTGGATATTTCTTATCCGGTGCTACCGCAGTTGAACCTGTGGCATTTGGATCAATCAATTGTGTTACAATGTGAGAACTTGTGCCGCTACCGAATACTAATTCAGCATCACCACGGAATATTTTATCTATGGTCCAAGTTTCTACAGCACCTGCAGGTGCACCGCGTGCCGCACTATAAATGTCACTGGTTTCACTGATAACAATGGCATAGGTCATTGTTTTGTTTTGATTTTTAATTTCTGCGTCAACAATAATACCACCGGTATAGTTATAACCATACATCTTAGGCACTTTGTTATCAGTAGCAGGTGGTAATTGAATCTTTACACCTGGATCTTCTGCACCTTTAGGTGGACTAAACACACCCAGCAGTTTGGCTGTGCCAATAGCAAGTCCTGTAGAAATAATACCTACTACAATTGTGCCGATTGTAGTTGCAGCAAAGGTTGCACCTACAATTGCTGTGGCTATCGCTGTAAAGACTGCCATTTACACATCTCCATATACATAATTTTGTTCTACTGCACGCCAACCATGACGCTCAATATCTCTAATTGGACTATCACACAATGTGGTAATTGTGAAGGTATCAATTAGTTTTGCTTTGATTGCTTTTACACCTAATTTCTTATATTCTGCTAGCAATTTATAGCCTAATGTGCTGTTTCTATGCTGTGGTTCTACCCACCATGCCATTTCTCGCATAACTTTCAATTGTGGCATCCATGGATCACCAACAACTTTGGCAATTAACATTCCCTCTACTCTACCATTGATCTCACCTACCAATAGCACACCATTTTGCTGTATCTCATGAAACAATTTAACCACATGATTAACATTGTATTTGGGATCTTTAAACAGCGTAATGGGTGCTGCGTTGGCAAAGTTTACCAACATTTCTATCAATCTATCTATATCCTGTGGACCTGCATCTCTAATCATCTTATCTCTCTTGGAAATTGAAATCATCAAAGAATCGGCCGCCGGGCCCAAAGCCTCCGCCGCCGCCAAAGCCAGGTGCATATTGACTGCCATAACCTGTGCCACCAGTATACTTCTTACCAAAGTCAAAACTGGTATTCATTAGGTCAGCAACGCGATTAAAACTGATATCACCGGGATAAAACTTTTGTCTATCGCTTTTGTTGGTTCTTTGACCGCTGATGCGGTTTTCCATTAGTGTATTAATATTTGCACAGGTAATAGTGCAGGTATAGGTTCTACTTCTGTCTAAGAAACTGTCATCTTCTTCAATTTGATAATTGGTAACAATGCCTGTATAGCGAAGGAAGCCGCTTATACTAACAGCAACGTCATAATAGTTCTGCTTGCTCATCCAACGAACAATACTAACTTTACCACCTTTAACTTGATTGTTGAGGATTTGGTTAACTAATCCATCAGGAATACCACTGAGGCTAATCTGCATATCACCATTATTAGTTTTAAGATCATCTGTGATATTGCCAATATTCAAAGCCCAACCTAGTGCTTGATAATTTTGATCGGTTCTTGTGGTAACTGATGGAAGTGATAATGGTGTTCTATTGGTGCTGATATAATAGGTTTGGTCGCCCAATGTCAAATCAATAGCAATGAAATGACTAAGAGTATTAGTGTTACTAACAGGAGCCATTGGAGTTGTCATTCGTAGAAATCCTTCATAACTTCAAGCAATTGAAAATCTTCTGTGAATACCACACGATCATAAGGCAGTATTGCATATTTGGGTTTGTTTAACATCTTAACTGGCCAAGTAACATTTGCACCCCAAGTAATACCATAACCTACAATGGTAACATTTGGTTGTTCAAATGTGCGTCGATTTACTGGTATTGACACATTGCTGTTGCCTGCTGCGCTGCTTAGTGTAATATCAGCAGTCACAGTATAAGGATGGCGATAACCATTGGTATTGCCTCGAGGTTGAACATAATCACCTGCGCGGAATAAGAAACCTGTGCTACCTGTTACGCTACTGCAATTGGCCAATAACACACCTCTAGCGTTAGAATTATCTAACAAAGTAATACTGTTTAAACTGGCTGTGCTGGCATTGCCTCGATAGCGTGTGATATAGGCCAATCTAGGATTGCTGTTACCAATATTGATAGTTTCTTCTTCAGTAACGCCTAAACGATCAATTTCTTCAATTAGATCCCTGTTTTCGCTGTATTTTAAACTTTTATTGAAAGTGATAGTGAATAACCATGGTGCATGACCAAGCATTGTTGTGGTTCTTAAGATACCACTGCGTGTTACTGTGCTGGCGCTTTGTTTGCGTCGGTCAGTAACAATTTCACTTGCACTATCTACTATGTCCTGTAAACTCATCTTGGAACTCTCCTAGCGCCGGCTCGCGTTGCGTTGAATAAGAACTCTGGGTCGCGTGCCAACATCTGTTTGAAACTCATGCTATCAACTGCTTGAATATTGTAGGTAACTTGTGTTATGGAAGGTTCAGATCCACCGCCGCCTAATATTGCAGCAGTATCTCTGGTGCTGACTACTCGTGCTGGTCCCGTAACGATCTCTGGTCCGCGTTCTCCGGCAATACCAAACTTACCACCTGGAATCATACCACCATTGGCAAACATACCAGCAAATAGACTACCCATTGGACCGCCCTTGCCAAAGATACTGAGGAACAACTTGTTAACCTGCATCTTAATAATTTCCATCATTAGACTCTTAAACAAGTCTTTGAAACTTAGTTTGCCTGTTTCCACAAATTTCATGATGCTGTTGGTAAAGCCATCGGTAATGGTGTTGAAGATGCGTTTAGCATAACTGGCTTGATCATTTACTGTTACACGCAGATTTTCAAAGTATTGGCCGTATGCTTGTGCCCAGCCTTGTGCAAAAGTTATATTTGCATTATAAAATTTTTCTTCTGATGCAATGCGTTCCTCTACATTCTTTACTTGGGCATTCTTTAGTTTATTTAAATAATCAATTTGTCTTTTAAGATTTGCTTCTTCTCTAGTAATAGCATCTGTATCATCTACTGCTTTCATGGCAGCAATTCTTTCGCTGCTTACGCTTTCTAAAACTTCGCGCTGTCTTGCATAATCTGCTTCAATCCTACCGATATCGGTAATTTGTTGAATACGGAAACTATTAAATTCTGTTAATAATTTTTTGCGTGTTTCTAAATCGGCAGCAAATGCTTTAGATTCGGATGTAATATTACGAAGTTGTGCTGTATAATCCATACCAGCACGCAATTCCATCATGCTATCACCGATGTCTTTGAGCAAACCTAATCTTGCATCAAAAGTATCATTAATCTTTTGTTCTTGTGCAGCACGCTCTGCTGGTGTTAATCTTTCTAATTTTGAAACTTCTGCCAATTGGCGGCGGCGTTCTTTTTCAATATCTAATAATTTTTGTTGTAGGTCTGCTTCTTCATTGCTTAGGAATAATCTTTTTACATCAAGTCCATATTGATCTTCTAGACTTTGTGTTTGTTCTTTAATGGTTATAAGTTGATCGCGGGCCCGTTCTAGGTCGCGCTGTCTTTCTCGAGCCATGCGCCGTGCTTCCGATGCTGCTTCGCGAGCAGCAGTTCTAGTTGCTCTAGCAGCATCTTTTTGTGCTTGTGCTCTGGCCTTGGATGCTTCTAACATTGCTCTTGCATCTGGTGCAGAACCTAGATCACTAGTTTCTAAATTTGGTATATCGAAGCGATCTGGTATTGCTGCATCTAATGCAATATATGCTGCTGCTGCTGCGGCTGCACCTGCTGCCAATGCTGCAAGTCCTGCAGGTCCACCAAATGCTAACAGCGCAATTTGTGCCACTGTTTGTGCTTTGGTTGCTGTGCGTAATGCTTGTAATGCTTTAATAAAGTTGAAGATTAATGCAACTGCTTTTGCACCTAATGCAAATGCAATCATTGCACCAATAAATTTAAATGCAACACCAATGTTATTTGCTAGTAGATTTATACCCTGCCTAATAACTTCAAATATACCTGTGGCTTCATTCATTTCAATAAACATCAACATGATGTTATTGCGTAGGTTTTCAAATGCATCACTGATTGTTGGTATTGTTTTACCAAAATCTTCATCAACGCTTGCCGACATCTGTTGTGTGGCAGCAATAACAATATCGGCAGTTAAAACCTGTTCTTTAGCCAGCTTGCGTAGTTCACCTTGACTTATACCTAATACTTCACTAAATTTACGCATAAAACCGGGTGCATTTTCCATTAATGAACGGAATTCGTCACCTGATAATACACCACTTGCAAGTGCTTGACCAAACTGTAGAATAGCAGCACTTGCTTGTGCGCCACTTGCACCAGTTAGTTTAAGTGCTTTGGTAAATGTTTCAGTGGTTTGTGCAACTTGACCTTGACTTAGGCCTAATTGCTCGCCGGCCAGTGCTACCTTACTGTATAGATCACCAACATCTGTTAAACTTGAGCGTGTTCTACTAGCAATACCTGTGATTTGATTAAATGCGTCATTTGCAGCCTGTTGACTTCCGACAACAACCTGTAATTTATTTTGTAAACCGGTAATTGCATCTGCCATTCGAATAAATTGATCGATGGTTGCAGCACCAACTATTGCAGCAAATGCTCCTTTTAGGCTGCTTGCTACACCACTACCGGTTGTTTCTAAATTATTCAGTTTAGTATTAACACCTGCAATACCGCGATCAAAGTCACTGCTGTCTAATCTAAGAACTACGCGAATGTCTTTGGCCATTATAGTCTACCTATGTCTTTTTCTAAACCAGATTCAAAATAACGAATTGCGGGCTCGCTCATACCGTTTGGTGCTTGTTTGCTGTAACCTTCATCTAGGCGACCTGCATATGGATAATCGCCGCGGATCTCATTAGAATTATAATTGGATTTGCTGCGAGCATTGCCGCTGCGACGAGGAGTTATTTGACGAAATTGATTGCCTGCTGCACGCCAATTGCGATCAACAATATAACCAAGTTCTCGCATGGTTTTTTGAAAATCTTTTGTATCAAATTTAATTTCTAGTTTCACGAAACTTCTCCAATCCTTTTAATAGGTCCTCTTGCGATATATCCTGCGGTATTGCGTGTCCTTGCTGCTTGGCATGTTCTTTCTTCTCTATGTGTAATCTATAACTTACTGCAACATCATATATCCAAAGATCCATAGTGCTGGCCTGTTCCAACACCTGTGAGGGTAGCATTTTATATCTCTCTGCTAGACTATCCAGCATCAAACATGTAGATAGTTCACTACTACCCTCATCCAGTGAACTACCGGTTACTTTCCCAGTTGTTCAACTACTTTGTTTACGCACTTGATTAGAACCTTGCTGGGTAATACTGCGCCATCAATCAGCACAGGATTGCCTTCATTGTCAAGGATCAAATCACTGCAGATTTCTAAGATTTCACCAAAATTCTTTGTGTCTTCACTGATGTTTGCAAACTTTACAAACTTCTGAAGTGGTTGCTTATCCCAAATCCAAAATTCAATCGCGTCACCATATAACTCAACGATTTCTGTGTCGTCAAGTGTGACTTTTACTAATTGGGGTTTGGTTGCTAAATTCTTGATATCCATAAATCTTACTCCTTTATACCTTTATCTTTTAAGTGGTGAACAGCACTGATAACAAATGCCATTCTATTTTTTGCTTTAACTACATCGCCTTCGGCGCATCGTAGTTCATTCTGCGCTTTGGCTAATTCCATCTCTAGACTCTGTAGAATCTCCGTAGTGGAATGTTTTTCCCATATCTTCATTCTTTACACCTGTATATTTATTTGTTTTATTTAATTTGATACCTAAAT